CAATTAACATTTCTCTAGTTTTCATTTTTCCACTCCGCTTTAAGTTCACCGTTGGTTATCTTCTCAATCAGTAACTGACTAGGTTTAGGTATGCGTCCAGCTTTGACCCAATTATGAAAGCTTTGTGCTGTCATTTTATGTGGCGTGAGGCTGGTTGCTTTAGCAAAGCGATAAGCGTTGCCAAAATAATCGATTAAATCTTGTGTTGTCATAATATTTTCCTCATTAATTAACTACATAATACGACAAAACTCTTGACTAGTCAATATCTTTGTGTGATAATGGTTTTACGTCATCCGGCGTGGACTTTAACAGTAAAGAGGATATAAAGATGAGACAGCAGATTGAGTTGGTGGATAGAGAATTCAGTTTGGCAGATAATGTTGATCGCTTAATTAAGATTAACAACAAGATTAAAGAGTTAGAGGTTGAAAAGGCGGCATTAACATCAGCTATTATTAGTGACTTATCTCACAACAAGAACGGTGAGCAAACATATAGTGTAGGCACAATGAAAGTCACCTGTCGCACACCTCAAATCTTGAGTTTAGATAAGAAGGCTTATCTGTCTGGTGATGTGTATTTAGACCCAGCCTTTGATCCTATCGAGACAAGCACCAGTTTCAAAGTCAACCGTGCAGCGTATGAAGATTATCTTAGTAAAGCCCCACAGACGGCCAGAATTGCTCTTGATATGTTGATTCAATCTAAGCCTGGTAAGGCTAGCGTTGTTGTGAGGATGTAATGAGTATTCTAGACTCGATACAAGTAACGGGGGCATTAGCTCCCCGCATTACAATCTACGGAAGCCCTGGTATTGGTAAATCGACACTTGCTAGCCAGTTCCCAGACCCTTTATTTCTAATGACTGAGCAAACGGGCTTGGTGGGCATTAACGCCATTCAACCGGTCGATAATTTTGGTGACTTTTGGCGTAACGTCAAACAGTTATTGAAAGAGCCTGAATTGCCGTTTAAGACGATTGTTATCGATAGTATTTCAAAATTAGATTACCTGGTTGTTAGGCACATACTGGACGCTGAACCCGTACGGAAAGACGGCACGAAAGCATCCACATTAGCCACGGCTTGCGGTGGTTATGGAGCGGGTCATCAAGCAGCTCAGGCAAGGCATAAGGCGGTGAAAGGGTTGTTAGATGAATTCCAGGCCAAAGGCGTGACAGTGGTTTACATTGGCCACCTGTCTACGGTGAAGCATAAAGCTCCGGACATGGAAGACTACGACAAGTACAGTATTGTCATGAGTAGTGAGAAGGGTAAAGAGGCGTATATTGACGACGTGGATTTAGTTGGCTTTTGTCGGCTTAAGTCCTACGTAAGTGATACAGATTCAGGGCGTGCGTTAGTTCATAGCACAAGTGATAGGGTAATATTAACGGGCGTTTCAGATGGTCACGTAAGCAAGAACCGGTTTAATATGCCAAATGAAATACCGATGTCATACGAATCATTAGCAAAATACATCCCATTTTTTAATTAGGAGAATAACACATGAGTTTCTACGGCGGTGCTACAGGCGATCCATCTAAAGCATTTGTACAGGATTTCACCACAATTCCAGAAGGTACCAAGGCGCTAGCCACAATTAAAGCGTTTGAGGTAGTGAACAAAGAAGCCACACAATACGGCGATGCCACAAAGTTTTTCCAGGTCACATGGAAGCTTGTGGACGGGGATTTTAAAAACCGCGAAGTTATTCAGAAGATCAAGTGCTTCGAAGGGAAGCCAGAACAGATTGAAAGAGCCAAAAACATGCTTGTTTTGTTAATGAAACTTTGCGACTACACGCCAACGCACAACAACGAACCAACAACGCAAGAGCTTAGCATGATGCGTGGCAAGATTGTCGGTATCGTAATTGGTGAGTGGTCGATGCCTAAACAAGATGGTAGTGGAAATTTAGAGGGCAACTTTGTACGTGAGGCACATCCTTCAAAAGACTTCGAATCAGAAACAGGCGTTAAAACTGAAGTCACCTACACACCTTCTCTTGATAGCGCATTTTCACGGGATAAAGCACGACGTGATGCGGCTGCAAAGGATGAATTAGATAGCGACGTTCCATTTTAAAATTTAACTAAAAATTGGAGGCAAAATGAAAGCACTGGTAAAAGTTGGGTGCGCTTTAGCGATTTTAGCGAGTGCACAAAGTAATGCGGGTGTATTTACCAGGACAGTTCATAGTCGCGCTAACTGCCTTAATAATGAGTCAATTACGTGGTGGCGTGGTCATTATAATACTTGGAGGGTTATCAGTATTCATCATTCACCTTTTGGGATGCAGCATGCGATTGATAGTGGTTGGAATTACACATGGCGATCTCATGCAGTTCATTGGGGGGAGGGAGACCCGCACAACGCCTGGATAGTCTACGGCATACATTACGAATATGGCATTTCTAAGACGTCGCCTTTCGCACAAACCGATTCTATTTTTTGCAGCTTTATTGATGGATGGATTTAAAAATGAAATTAAAATTACCAGCAGCATTGCTACTATCATCTCTTTCTTTGACAGCTTGTGCTTTCACGCCGTCAGAGCGTGCGGAGCAAATAAAGGCTAACGAGCGCATTCTTGCTGAGCTTGGGTTGCCTCTTCCAGGTTCAGGAATTCAAATTGTTCCCCGATCGCAGTTGGGTATGCCAGATGAGTTGCTAAAGCAGGGTTTGGACGAAATTAAACAACGCAAGGCTTTTGGATACGCTGAGAAGTATGATTCGTACATTCCTGAATTACTGGCTATGAAAAAAACAGCGCCTCAGGATATTAAGTTATATTCCGTCAATCAAAGAGATGAATCAACTCACCTACGTAAATCTGTTCGTGATTTAAAGCTTGCGTTTAAATTTCCAAACAAAGACACCATTGGTAAGTTGCATTCCACATATGGCGTGCAAACTTTGGGAGCGGCTCCTCAGGGTGCATACAGTCCTGATTTAGGTTGGTCAGGTGCGGTTACTTTTTTTTCTTATCAAGATATTGGTGTTTGTTCTTATGGGATTATGAATGTTAAAGCTTCCGGCACGGCAGTTATGCTTGCTATTGAAGATGTTACTTATGAAGTTAATGACAAACCTACGTTAATTAAAATTGATGGAAAACCAGGCTATGGTTTTCTTTACAAAATTGAATGGTTCGATGAAGTTAATTTTCATGAGCTTCAGTGTGCGGCACAAGAGTATTCTAGCGAAATTAAACAGTCGATTATTTCTTTAGCTAAGCAATTAGATAAGGAGTGAAGATGCGCAAACTTTTAATATTAGCCGCCTTAATCCTAACCGGTTGTGATCAACAGCAACCGGTACGCACGTACACAGACGACCAGGGCGTGAAACATGAGGTCGTACGTGAAGGTGGTGGTTTCGGTGAGCATCTAGCGCAGGCGGCTGTTGCGGGTGCTGTTGGAGGTGCTGCTGCTGGGGCTGCCAGCAGGGCGACCGACCATGCGATCAACAAGTGGCAGGACAGGAAGGCGGCTCGTAGGGCTTCGGGTCGCGTGTATCGTGGTAGTGTTGTGAGAAGAAGATGACACAGGAAGAAGTTGATTTAATTTACGATTATTTGCATGAGAATTATGAGTATGTGGATGGTGAGTTGGTATCGCGTAAAACTAGAGGTGCTTGCATCAAAGGTCAGTCCGTTGGGAGCTTTTTGATTCCACAGGATAATAAAGGCTACCCAAAAATGATGTGTGGATTTAATATAAATGGCATTAAATTTCATGTGTCGTTATCCCACTGTGTGTGGATATATCATTTTAAAAAAAGAGCTAAGTCTTTAATTTATATTGACGGCAATAGAATGAATACCGTTATTAGTAATTTAAAAGAAGCAACCTACAAAGAAAGATCTCTTTTATCTGTAAATAAATTTAAAGGATATAGCCTGACCAATAACGGAAAATATGTAGTTCGGGCTAAATGCAAGGATGGTGAGGGTAGTATGGGTGTTTATAATACCCCAGACATAGCTAGAGAAATTTACTTGCTCACGAAAAAAATTCTAAGTGAGGAAGATTTATCGATAATGGATCTTCGAAAAAAAATAGTTTCTATTCACCCTGAAGCAAACCCGACTATCGTAAGAAAAAGAGAATTACCCCATACAAGAAAAACAAAAAATGGACATTATGACTCGATGCTTAATATAAAACTAAATCGAATCATTTATAGTTTATATATGGGTACATTTAATACAGCGCTTGAGGCGCACAATGAGGCTGTTCGAGTTAAAACGAAAGTTAAAAATAACCCTGATATAATATTAAATTATATCTCTAAGAAATCTCAGCAAGCCTACCTAAAAGCCAAGGCGGAATATGCTCAAACTTAGACCATACCAAGCCCAGGCCGTACAGGAGTGTTGGCAGGCGTTACGCAAAGACGATCAACCCGTTCTCCTTATGGCATCAGTAGGAGCCGGTAAAAGTTTGATGTTGGCCAGCATCTTCCTAACTATGCAACAACAAGGTAAACGTGCCCTTTGCATCGTTAACAATGCTGAGCTAGTACGTAATAACGCTGAAACCTTCCGCAATCAAGGGGGTGAGGCGTCCATATACTGCGCTGCAATCGGTGAAAAGGACTGTTCGGAACCCGTTGTATTTGGTACGCCTCAATCGGTTCTAAACGGCATTACAAAAAAACAAGATATTAGTAAAATCACCTTTAACTTAATCGTGGTAGATGAAGCGCATGGTATTAATTACACTAACAGCCGCTCAGCTTTTATGCGCATCTTACGACATTACAAACAAACGTATAAGCCCATGCGTGTACTCGGGGCGACAGGTACTAACTTCCGATTTAAAGGCGCTGCCATCGTGGGTGAAGACTGCCTCTTTAAAACTCAAGTGGGTAATATAACCACTGAGAAGCTAATACAAGACGGTTATTTGGTTCAGCCTGAATTTGAAGTAGACGAAGAGCTCATGCTGGACTTCTCACAAGTTAAGATTAAATCCACCGGTCAATTCGACCAGAAGCAACTGGCAGACGTTATCGAGAAAAGCGCACGCCTAACCGAGCTTATTTGTAAGCAAGTAGTTCATATCATGAAGGCGCAGAACCGAAAGGGTGTATTCCTGTTTGCTACCACCCGGCGACATGCACAGGAGATTCTAAGCCACTTGCCACCGGAAGAATCGGCACTGATTCTTGGTGATACGCCGCAGGACGAACGAACTGAGATACTCGACAAAGCCAGACGTTCCGAGATTAAGTATCTTGTAAACGTAGCAGTTCTAACGGTGGGTGTGGATGTGCCTGTGTATGATACGCTTGCCTATCTCAGGCCCACCGAATCCATGGTTTTAATGGTGCAAACCATGGGGCGCGTATTGAGGTTGGCTCCTGAAAAAGAGTCTGCTTTGGTGCTCGACTTTAGTGGCAATTTGGCTCGCCATAGGGATTGGGATAATCCCTTGCTGCTTGATGCTGTTAAAAAGACGTTAGATAAAGATAAAGACTACGTGATCATATGCCCAGCTTGCGCCCAAATGAACCCCGATACAGCACGCCGGTGTATTGGCGTAACCAATGACAAGCGTTGTGATTATTATTTTGAGTGGAAAGACTGTCATACGTGTTTGAAAAAGAATGACATTACGAGTCGCTATTGCTATTCATGTGAAGCTGAGCTAATCGACCCTAACGCTAAATTGTCGTTGAAGGTGGCTGAGGAGTTGGTTACGGTTAGAGTTATAGAGGCAAATTACACCATAACCGGTACAAGTCACTGTTGTACCATTCATGCTCTATATAGGTGTCCTGATTGCGAGGTGAACCTCTATGAATCGTATTCAACATCAAGCGAACGTGGTAAAAGAATATTTTACGGGGCATTTGTAAAACAGCATTGCGAAAAACCATCACAGTGGTACATGCACCTCGGTAATCGCGCCAAGATGGATGAGATGCTTCAAGAGATCAAATCCCCTATTGAATTAAAGGTTGTTGATGATGGTGGGAAGTGGAAGATCAAGAAGAAAATATTCGCCTAACACAAAGCCCTACCGTGACTACACTCATCAGTTGTTAAGTAAGTCTTAATAACTACCTGAGCCGCCTCTAATCCCGTAACGCACGCACAGAAGTAACCGTTTACTGTCATACGCGCAAGAAATTCCTTTTGCGCTGGACTTGGTTTACCTTTACCTTCCTTCAACTCAATCCATGCCCCCTTGAATGTTCCACGTGAAACACTAATGAATACATCAGCCACACCTGGACGCACTCCCATCTTTTTTAAAAGCCTACCTTGCTGTATTGAGCATTTTCTCTCGTTTGCAAAATGATACACATCGTCGATAACCTTAGGATAGTTATGCTCAATCCATGCCATGAGGTTGACTTGCAATATCTGTTCGGGATGCATTATTTCCCTTCTCTGAGCATGCAAGTCACGTCCTTGGCTCTTTCGGGAACTTGTTGTGCCCAACGTGAATCTAAGGCTTCTATAGCGGCCGTTCGGTAGTCATTCATGGCTAAGGCGGCAATCATACGCGTGAAACCCAGGAGACGCGTTATACCCATGTTAAAGCACATGTTAATCAAGGCGTCTTTAACGCCACGAGGTTGATGAGTAAACCAAATGTAACGCTCAAGCTGTTCAACGCAACGCTTAATATCGTTGTTTAAAAGATATTCGGCTTCTTCGGGGGATATACCTACCGTTTCAAGATTTCTTCCGTATGCCACGGTTTGAACTCCCGCGGTGCATTTGTAAACGTAACGGCGATAACCTTCATGGTGTTTAATCCAGTCTATTAGGGTTCGTTCCATATCAAGGCTCCGGACTAATATCGATTTCTATCCCATGAGCACGTAAAACAGCTTCCGCGGCTTGTTCGAGGGGCGCGTCACTCTTCTTCGTAATCAAAAAAGAACCGTAACCAATCACAAACGCTAAAGCTATTGCGCCACCTTTCCACCATGCAGATTTCATAAGATGCTCCATGCAAAAAAGGCCCCGAAGGGCCTCTATGATTAAGCTAAATCAGCAACCGAGTACCAAACGTCAACTTTATATGTAGACGATGTTCCACCGGTGAAATCAGCCGTAGCAGCAGCTAAGTACAAGCCTTTATTCGAGGTTGTAGAGTCAACCAAAGTTGTATCTACAGGTGTGAAACCAAAGGTTGTATCAGCGGTTGCAGCAATTAATGTTGCAGCAGCCAATGTACCTGTAGCTTTCGTGCCAGCTCCGTTCGCGGTTGAGTCATATTGTACATGAACAGCTCCGCCGTTAACCAGGACCGTGCCACCATAACTCACGGCAAGAACTGCCCGATGAAGAATAATTTTTTTGTTAGCACCTGGAGCCGCAACTAACTCAACAGAAGCTGTGTATTGCCCAATAAACTCAGCTAACGTCACATCTACTTGCGTATGCCGCAACAAAGACTCGACGAGCATATCGGAGCTTACCGTTCCAGCAGGCGCTGGATTAGCAACAAATGCAGCGGTAGAAGAATCGTACGTGAAGAAACCTTGACCGCCAGAATAGTAAATTAATACTGCGTCGGTAGAAGCCCATTGAAATGGTGCATTTTGTAAATCTACGATATCTTCAGCAATTGCCGTACCGGTTAAATAACCAGCGGTGGTAATGGTTGCTAAGGTGTCGTCTGAAACGATGGTGACGATGTTTGGTTCGCCGTTAAAATTGCGTAAAATACTTGTAATAGCCATGTTTTAACTCCCTTTAAATTTTTATTTTAGTGTAGCATTAATGCTTGCCAAGAACAGCTATTTTTGCTTCCTGTAATTAGGCTCATCAGTTAAGCGCTTTACTAACTTATTATGCTCTTTTGTTTCTTTAGCGCAATCTTTATTGTCTTCTTTTAAATGTTTAATAGCTGCTTTAGCAACGGATTTACTTTTCATTATTTACCCTTTTTAGTTTATTGTTGCGCTTCTGGCGCTAAACTTTTGGCTTCTTTTTTATTAATTAAAGCGTTATCAATTGCACTACTTAATGGCATTAAAGCCTCTTTTATTTCTTCAATAAGTATTGTTTGATGGTCATTAATTGTATGAATGACAACGCCATCACGCTTAATCTCTGTGCGCTCAATAACCTCCGCTGTACCTGTATTGTAATCTATGCTTTTTACCATTAATGGCAATTTATTTTCTGTTAACATTTTTAATCTCCTTACCTGATTCGTACAGCTGAAATAAAACCAAACGCTGTGAGCGTAGATATAGCATACCTAATCCTAGCAGTTAAAAAAACAGTTGTGGTTGATGCAACGGAATAGATTTCTTCCGGAATTGCTCCGGATAAGTACGCGCCAGCACCATACACAAATCCTGATGATTGCATAATAAGTCTATAACTTGTTTCTTGAGGACCTATTTGGCCTGCTATTGTGTTTGTTGCTACTTGCGCAAATCTAACATTGGTTGTTGCAGCAGGGATAAAACCAATGGAACCCCATACCTGCCAATCACCTGCTGTTAAACTAAGGGATGTAATAGTCGTCGTTGCTAGACTTACAATTGCTGCAGGTGACGAAAATGGAATAATGGACGTTATAAACTCCCCGACACTACCAGCAGCCGCATTATCATTTGTTGTAGTCCCAATAATTCCTGATGTTGTCGTTGGTTTAAAACTTGTTGCAACTTCTTGTCCATCAATTGTAACATCTACCATTAACGTATCCTCCGGGCCTGAATAAACCCAAATCCTTCGTTAGTTGATATAGTAAATGATGAAACAATAGATAAATATATAGTTGTTGTTACAGATAATGCATAACGCCTGGTCGGTATAGTGATAGACTGCAAGCCAAAACCTGCATATACAATGCCAGAGGAAGGATTGCTAAAGCGAGCAGTAAATTGCTCCTCAGGTAAGGTTGCAGATACGTCACTTGACCATCCAGTAAAATAAACCAAATTGGTCGTACCGTCTGGGTTACAACCCATGGCGCCAGAAACAATCCAGTCCCCTGCTGTTAAACTAATAGATGCTAAATCAGTAATAGTAAGTGTTGTTAAGGCAATAGCTGAGCCAACAGTAACCGATGCAGAAACGGTTTGACCGACACTGCCAGCAGCGGCATCATCATTGGTGGTTGTGCCGATAATTCCAGACGTTGTGCTAGGGTCAAAACTTGCTGCTGTCATCTGGCCATCAATTGTAACATCTACCATAATTTTTCCTTATGACGTTGCAAATAATAATATTTTATAGTCAGTTCCCTGGACAGTGATTGGAATATAACCAGCCGATGTTCCAGCAGTTGCAACAACTGTTTCATCAATACTAAACGACGTTAAAGCTCCAAGCTGCGTAATATTGTCTTGAACTTGAGTGGGTAATGTTTGGCTTATGCTTGGAACTCCTGTTCCATCTGTGACTAAAACGCCATCATTGGCAGTGGATAGCCCACTAACCGTGTCACCCGCTGCGGCGTAGTACGCTAGTTCGTTAATAGCTCCCGTGTCAACGGTACCCGTTCCGCCCGATGGGCCATAATTGACATTAAAGACCTCAAGCCATTTAATAAAATCAGCAGCATTAATCATGTTAGCACCCACCCTGTTATTTCAGTAATGTTTGTGCCGTCGTTCGTGAACGTCTGAACGTAAGTGTTGCCCGTATAAACAACCGTAATGGTGTTAACAAATCCACCGGCATAAGCAAATATCTGCTCAAGTTGAGCCAGGGGCAATTGAGTGTTGTCGCTTGCTAAAACTGTTTCAATCATAGCGAAATCCTTATCTTAGTATTTCTGGAATGTATGCTTTCAACTCATCCAACGACATACCCGAAAAATCCACATCCAGCGGCATATCACGAAGCTTCTTTTTGCGATTAGCTATAGCATTCATTTTAGCATCATCTCTAAATTCTATCGCCTTTTGATACTCGATGTCTTCAGCTTTCAGCTTCTCATTACGAATCTCTCTAAGCTTGTTCATGTGGATAGCTTCAGCTTTAGCGCGATGAACCTGAATACCACCATCAAGAACCCAAGCATTCCGGAAATACCGGTCAACTGGTATCTCATCTTCACGTACGATAGAGCGTAACGCACCCTCAGGTATAGACTTTGCTATCAGTGTATTAACATCCCCGCCCTGAGCTATAAACTCAGGTGTAGGCGTTACAATGGCTACTGTGCCATCTTCTTGGGTGTATGCTATGCGTGTGTTAGGGTTCATGTTATTGGTCTCCGAAGAAGGCTACAGAAATATTACTCATATCTGCCCTTACGCCAGGCTCGGCACTTACAGCACCTTGCCCCGTGCCAAATCGCCAAGAGGTAGTTGTTGGCACGGCTTGGGGCCCCATAATGTAAGCTGCTGTTGCGCTAAGATAGTTCTGAGAAACCTCGTTTCCACATGTTCCCATGCCTGCATAAAAACCGTCCGCAAACGCCGTGGTAAAATTAACCGTATAATCACCGACCCCATTATCGGTAATACTTGTCACGTTATACGATGCGTCAATAGCCACCGTCCCGGTTCCATTAAACACTACCCACGCCTTCGGATGTCCTGGATGGAATTGCTGGCGACCTGGCGTACTAAACACCGTGTTGCTTGTTGCTGTCTCCATGTCCGCTTGGCTTGCAGCGGAGGCTGCCGTCGTTGCGTTAGGCTGGTACTGGATGCACATGAGAACGACGTTAGATGGCTGCATAATGTTGGCCGCACCGCCGCCATTTGAATTCCATGTAGCGACATTCAATGCTGGGTAATAACCGGCCCCGCCCGTATTTGAACCTATGTGGTTGGTTAGTGTTGCCGCGGAATAGTTAATTGTATTAGCTGGCAGTTCAGTTGTTGTAATGGTGTGATCTTCTTCGCCACCCGTGTCGCCAACGCTATTACCAAGAGTCCCTGTACCCGTACCACCTGAACCAACCGCAACTTTACGTTCAAAGTTGGGCAAATTAAACGTTGTGCTCCCGTCACCCACACCCCAAGTTGTGCCGATAGCTGTAAAAAGCTCGCTGTAGGTTGTACGACTTACGGCACTTCCATCGCATACTAATGCCCCTGTAGGGGCTGAAGTTCCACCGTACGAGAAGATAGTTCCGACTGCAACGTCACCACCGCCTACGCTTCCCGCGGTAGCATCCACATAAGCTTTAATACTGGAAGCGCTTGCAAGGTTAGTAGTGCTTGCCGTCGCCATAGTGTCATCATTAATAAACCCGTTAAAACCTAAACCAACTTGATTTACTGTCATTTAAGCCACCGTTAGTCCTGTTGAGTTTGTGCGTTGAACGCGCCATGTGGTGTCTTGAACAATACAAACCACTTCTACGTTATCCGTTGCAGCCGCACTGGTTAACGTGCCTCCCGCACTCGTTACACTAGCGCCTAGCTGTATAGACTGACCTGTGTTAGCTGTTAAAACCCAACCGCCAGCACCTAACCCTTCCACTTCAACATTTGCGCCAACTGCTGCGTTAGCCGGTAACGTAATTGTAGTGGCCCCAGCAGCGCCGCATACATATCCATTATCAACATCTGCCGCAACTGTTCCTGTGGCGTTCGTTGTCCATGTCATCCCTGATGCAACAGCGCTAATAGTAATTGCACCAGCTGCGTTTACAACATTAATGCCAGTTCCTGCGGTCAAGGTTGCTGGCGCAGGCGAACCAGATGTAACTCCAATCATTACTTGGCCATCAGTTAGGCTTGCCGACCAAGCAGGAACACCTGTTGCATTTGTATAAAGTATTGCGCTGTTAGCCGTAGTCAGTCCAGCAATTGTATCAGTCGCTGAGCTATAGAGGATTTGATTGATTGTTGTAGATGATAAGTTAGTGCCTCCGTTGGCAACTGGTAACACACCGGTAACACCCGATGTTAACGGCAGCCCTGTAACGTTGGTCATAGTTCCTGATGTTGGCGTGCCTAGAATTGGAGTAGCAGATAATCCCACAATAGGATTGGCAGGGTCGGTATTATTGACATCAATTTCATTTGTAGTGCCGGTAACACTATTAACAAGGCCGCCGCCCACAGAATCTACATACGCTTTGATGCTTTGTTGTGTAGCTAAAGCTGTTGCGCTGTTGCTCGCCATGTTATCTTCATCAAGGATTCTGTCAACGCCGGTTGTGCTGTCCAAGACAAATAAACCTGAGCTTAAATTAACATCAAAGTTACCTGCTCCGGTAAAATTGTAAGCAACTCCTGCGCCACCCGTAGTGTTAACCTGAAATGCTTGACCTGAAACGGGATCAAAAGTTAATGCACCACTTGTAGATGATATAGAATTACCATCTACACGCACGTTATCAATATTTAATTGACCTGTAAGTCCAAGCGTGCCTGTCCAATTACCTGCGCCATCCGTAGTAATAGAGTCCCCAGCAAATGAACCCGAACTGTTATACTGAAGCTCGCCGTTTGTGCCCCCTGGAACGCTTGTTGATGGTTGAACCCATGCTGCGGCGTTGGTGTCGTAATATTCAAGCGCATCTAAATCAGTGTTATAACGCAAATAGCCGTTTGAGGGCACGCCAGGGCGTTGAGCTGTTGTCCCAAACGGAATAACGACGTGGCTTGAGCCGGGCAATGTTGGGTTGCTAGCGATGCTTAATGTGGGGTTGCCGCTTAATCCCGTGCCATCCGCAACATCAACCTGGTCGGTCGTGCCGGTTATGGTTCGTGCAACCAAGTTACCTGTTCCGGTTTCATTCACAAGAATGCCGGTTGACAGGCCAGACAATGCAATGGCGTTAGCCAATGAGCTTGTAACCGACTTCACAATAAAATCAGCTTCTGCCAAGTCTTGAACGGTTTTACTACTAACCGCGCCTTGGTCTTCAAGGCCAATCATGCTTGCGCCATCACCTACGGTGTAGGCTGCAAGACGCGCAATTAGTAAGGCAATATCAGCTGAATCTTCAAATTGAGTCCAGATTGTTCCGTTATAAAATTCATACAAACTTAAGTCGGTGTTATACCGAATCATGCCGTTTGTTGCTGGGTCTGGTCGCTCGGCTGTTGTTCCTGGGAGCTGAAATTGGGTAGAAGCGGTAAATTTGGCATTCAAACCGCCACTTAAGCCAACCGCAACATTACCAGATGCTAGCGTGCCACCGTCCAAAAATTCTGAAAATTTCACCGTTTCAACCATGACTTAATCCCTTATTGGAGTGCTCGGAATGATAATCCAACGTAAGCAATAGGGTCGGGGGTTACAAAACTGAGTACGTCACCGCCCTGAACAAAACGTTTTTCAGGCAATAATTCAATGAACCGACCTGCACTAACACTGTTAGCCGCTGGTACCGCTGCGGTTACGTTGTAGCCCACATAAACGGTAGTGTCGTCGTTAAACGAGAACAGTACTTGTAGCTTATTGGTTGCAGTGCCTGGGACGGTATATGTGACTTCGTTGCCTGCGTTAATCGCAAAGCGTGGTGCTACGTCGCTGAAGTTGGTGGTTCCGTTATAATTTTCGTAAATTTGGACGGCCATGATTAACTCCTTTTATTCGAATCGGATAAGTTTGCGAGCGAGTGCGGTTTGTTGTACTAGTGACATTGCGGTGTGTGTTGTCACGTTAACTCCTGTAAACCCGCCAGTACCTGCGGCATTTGCTACAACCCTTGACGCCGCACCAGTTCCTGTTGCCGCCCCAGATTGCACTTGGTGTGTATGTGCCGGTAATTCATTGGTGGTTATTTGGTGAGAAGCCGCACCACCTTGCGCCCCTAAACCATTACTAGCCGTGCCAAACAACGAACCACCAACACCAGCGACAACATAATCTCTTAAGTCGTAAACGTTAAATGTTGTATCGTTGTCACCTGCGCCAGCACTGTAGAACGTAACCGATGATGATACCGTTGAGGTAGCGTTGTTGTTCATCGTGATTGTCGTACTAACAATATTTGAAATAACGGTGGACGCTGGGATGCTTGTTCCCGTTAACCTCATGCCAATAGCATAGTTTGCTGCCGATGCAACGGTAAATGTTGGTGACGCATTGGTTAATGATACAGTTTCGCTAAAGGTTCGTGCTGCCGCGAAGAATCGAACGGGCGTACTTGCTGTTGCGGTGGCGTCGGACGACATGGTAATCGTCGTTCCGGATATGTTTGTTATGGTTGTGTTATCCGGTATCCCGTCAGCTTCAAGGCCCATACCAATACGATAAAGCGCTGAAGACACAACGGTAAAGGTTGCGCTAGCGCTCGTTAATGTTACCGTTTCAAGTTTTGTAATTTTGCTAAACAGTTCATAGTAAGTTTGTCGGCTATAGGCAGTGTAATCGCATGTAAGGTAATGGTCCGGGTCATCAAATCCAAAGTAATTAATAACCGTACCCACGGGCACAATAGGTGTTGCTAGGTGATAAGTATGATCAACCTGCCGCTCTATCGTGTCTTGTTCATAATCAAATTTGGTCTGAACTGCTGTCGGTATGGCTTGAAAGCTTGTTACGGCAATATCAATAGAGCCAGGTAGAATTAATCTGTACTCAACCCATGCAGCTGGCGGTGTGTCGGTATTGCTAGGCTGCGGCATAAAGTCGCTTACATCTGAAAATTGAGTGTAGGTTTGCGTTACCGTTGAGCTTGACAAAACAACAGCTAAATCAGTCCCATTCGAGTCTATAAGGCGCGCAGATATACTTGCATTTGCACCACTTCCAAGTTTAGCTGTAACAGAACTTGTTACATACAAAAGTGATGCCGAACTAGACCATAACATACCCGCCTGGTTAAACCGCTGGCGCAAATATGTACCCGTGTTATTCCATCCCACTAAATTTAAACGTAAAGCGTAAGGCGCGTTTGTAGGGTTAGTCTCAGCACTTGTAAGCGCTTCACGTGTAATCGTAGCCGTACCACTGCCAGCCAATACCAATTCCCAGCCAGGGGCTACCTGGTAGGTTCCTGAGCTTGTGATTGATAGCGAACCATCGGGGTCAAAACTTACAAGCGAGAACTGTGTGTTTGTCATTTGGTTGTCGGCGGATGGAGCAGCTGCGGTAGATGAACCGCCTGTTGAACCAGGTTGATAATCTTCAACTAAATAAATAAGGGCGTCAGACTGTGTATCGCCTGCGCGCACCTCTAGCCGATACGTTAAATCACTTAAAAAGAATATGTTATTGGGTAATGTTCCATTCGCCAGAAATTGTATTGGGTTTGTCCATGGAACTGTTCCGGCAGCATTTTGGTAAACAGTAGAAGGGTTATATGGAATTGTATTTTGAAGCACGAACAAATAGAACGTATCATCTAACAGGTTGCCAGTAAGGTCATCAAAAAGCCAAACGGGGTTACTTCCTCTTACTATCGCCACGCGAACAACTCCAAATCCATATAAAGTCAATAACTCATAATAGCATTTGGTTTGGTGAGGTGCTAGCGGTTGACGCACGCACGCTTTTAACGCACGGTGCGTGTATATAAGTTATCTTTTGTCTTTATGGGTTGCTGGCATTGCATCTAAGGTTAAGCTTATGAGCTTCATAGAGCGATCGCATAGCTCAAGGATGGCATTATGCATCTGGTTATCTAAATCGATAACCCTTCCTCTTTGTTTAGTAATTGCGATCAATGCCTCCCCCATTGGGGTTATAGCGGGGTTAGGGTTACTCAGTATGTTTTTGTAAAGATTTTCATAAGCCTCAAAAAATTCTTTTTCCTCTATGCATTCATTTTCTTGGTCACTCTTTATCACCGCCCTTCTCCTTTTTTTATTGTGGCAAATGCGCCAGTTTTTTTGGTGGGAATATTTCCGCCAACTTCATGATGCTTGCTTTAATATCCTGAAATATATCTTTGTATGGCTTTTGCTCGGACAAGCCTTTCTCTATCGTCTGTATTACCGCTAAATCAGCAGCTTTAATTACGCAAAGCTGAGATAAATCTAAAAGATCTCGCACATTTTTCACATTATGGTCGATAACAAAAAGAAGTTTGTTTTCTAATTTTGAAATGGCCATATAATATTTCGAAGCGTTCTTGCTTCCTTGAGATTTCGCATATTCAACCAGTTCCTTAATGCTATCAGTTTCTTGATGGCGAACACCAATCCCCTCTTTTCTAGCTTCAAGATGCTCGCTTTTATTTCTTTCGATTTCCTGCTTAATAAGAAGTTTACGCATACGGTAAAACTCTTTCACCAATTTACTTTTAAACTGACGAACATCCGGAGAATTTTTCATAAGCGTAATTAATAACGTAGCCTGCTCTTCCGTTAAGTCAAATACCTCTGCTGTGCGACCCTTTGTGCGCAAAGATCTAGATTTCAAATCCCGAAGTTGCTCTAAATCTTGGGAATTTCTAAGAAGCTTTAAAACAGAATTATGGCTATGACCAACACCTTTTGCTAAATCAATAGAAGTAATAAAAATAACATCACCATTACAAAAAACAAGATTACTCACAACAGCTCCATGTCAGTGAAAATATAATCTTAATCGACTAAAGGTAAAAAGTAAATAAAAACACGCACTAACAATCAACCATTTAATGCTTGCTTTTTGCGCATCAAAGAGTTAGACTATGTTTTTTAGATGTGGAGGTGAGTAATGGGAAATATAGTAGGATATGTTGTAGTTTATTTTCTTTTAGTTAAGTTTTTTAAATGGCGTGACCGAGGTGAGCGCTCAGCTTTAGGTTTGGATAAAAAAAGGGATTTTTACGGCTAAATCCCCATTAGTTTTTTTAAGTAACTTGGAGCGCCTGCTTCGGTCGCTAATCCTCCAGCAGCTAGCCCTAAAGCGCCGCGAACATAAGGTTTTGCTTGGCTGTATCTTCTGTATTGTTGTTGGCCTAATCTCTGAGCTTCCGCGATATCTTGATGACCCATACGACCAAGCTCTTCAGCTTTAGCGCCTAATAAATCTTGACGCACTGCGTGACCTGCTTTTCCATGAGCTCTTTCTGCTGCTGAGAATGGGTTTCGCGCATATTCCCTAGAATGCTTTCCTAAATCGGACTGAAGTCTAAATAACGCATCATAATCTCCACTCATAGCTTCTTCGATCATATTTCGATATGGAGCGGTATTGGGAAGAAATTGGCGAGCATCTTCAATCAACTCCGGCGAAATATTCAATGGACCTATGTTCCTTTCCGCCGCCATTCGTGAAGCTTGCCTCAAAGGAGCGGCTGCAAAATGCCGTAAAACCAAAGGAAGTCCAAAATCCAATGCGCCTATAATTTCAGGGGCGTACT